CCGCTTCGAGAGGGAGAACATTGATTCCACATCCGAGGACGGAGAACTTCTCTTAACGCTGCTCGCATCCTTTGCCCAGGAAGAGAGCAGAAGCATCGGCGACAACATTCGGTGGGGTGTGCGGAGGCGGTTCGCACAGGGGATCCCGAACGGGCATAAAGCACCGTACGGCTACCGATGGGACGGTGAGATGTTCCGCATTATCCAAGCAGAGGGCGGGATCGTAAAGGAAATTTACCGCAGATACCTTGCTGGAGAATCCGCATACGCCATCGCCAAGACACTCGCGGGGTGCGGAATCACAGGACGGCAGGGGAGACCCATCGAGCAGACCACGGTAAAGGATATTCTCTCCAACATCTCCTACACGGGCACAATGGCATTACAGAAGAACTACATCGGTGAGGGACATATCCGCAAACGGAATAAAGGTGAGCTGCCAATGTATCTGGTGGATGGCGTGTTCGAGCCTCTGGTGTCAAAGACAGACTTCGATAAGGCACAGGAGACGCGAAGGTTACGAGCCAAACGGGCTGTGAATCGGAATCCTGTTCTTCTTCCGTTTTCCGGAATGGTGAAATGCGGATGCTGCGGCGGCGGCTTCAGCAGAAGAACTGCCGGGAAGTACAGACGATGGGGCTGCAACACAAGAGAGCGGAAAGGTAGGGAATCCTGTGACAGCCGTCCGATCAAGGAAGAGGAGCTTGTCACTGCGGTCAGAGCCGTCCTGGAGAAGGACGACTTCGATGTCGCAGAACTCAGGCGCAAAGTCTCTAAGATCGTCATTCACAATGACTGTGTGGAATTTCACCTTACGAATGGTCGCATAAAAAAGACTGCCCGCATCTATAACGGGCAGCGCGGCAGCAATCCCTTCACCAACAAAGTGTACTGCGCCTCCTGCGGCAGCAAGTGTGAGCGCGATACTTGGACGAAGGGAACTAAGGTGTGGGCTTGCAGTCAGCCGCGCACGAAA